GTAGTACACCAGATCCTCTCGATCTCCAGCATCCCCTGGCAGGATGATGATGTCCTCGACCAGCCCGTCGGTCGTGATGTCCAGCCACGCAATCACGTTTTCGAGTTTGTCGAACACCAGCATCGCAACCGTGCCGTCCGAGCGTATGCAATGCAGTCGCGTATCCGGCTTGCGCTGTACCGCGATCTTCGTAATTTGCGGCAACCCGATCTCGGGCACCAGCGCGGAAAGGTGGGATGACTCGTAATCGACTCCACTTTGGCCCCAGGCGAGCTCATAGACACGCACGCCGCCCTGTTGCACGAAAAAGGCGCTTTGATCTGCCTTGACCGCCGCCACCGGAGCCGATCCCTGCGTGCTCGCCGCTTTTAAATTGAAGTTCGTCGGCGTCAATGGCTCATCCAGGCTGGAGCTGCGCACCGAGAACTCTGCCATGTCCGCTCCAGCAAGGAGCCGTTGCATGGACAGCAGCCAATTGATCGTGTCCACCGGCCCTGATCCGATGGATCGTGAGATAGGCCCAGCATCGCCGATGAAGTCCGGATCGAAACCGTCGAAGGCGTCCGATATGGACAGGTCAAACTTATCTCTGCCGGCCCACGAAAGCCTGCCTTCATGGAACGCCCCGGCTGTGGGGAAGCCGCGCAGCGTGGACCACGCGCCTTCCGCCCAGTCTTCGGTAGCTGCTGTGCCTCCGAGGGCCTTAATGACTTCGGCTGTGACGGAAACATTGGTGGCGAACGTGAGAATCCGGACGACGCCGGTAATCGTCCCCGTTGTAATCGCCAGAGTCAGTTCGACTGTGCCGCTCGTGAAGTCGCCAGTCTTCACCCCGATGCGGTACAGAATGTCCTGGTTGTTGAGGCCATCGTCATAGGTCACGCTGGCATTGGTGGTGTACGTCGTGACATCGATCCAGCTCGCGCCATCGTCGAATGAGCGCTGCAGGGTCACCGTCGCGACCCAGGTCCCGGTGCGGCTTACGGTAAACCCGCGCGCAGTGCCGACGCCGAGCACCCGGATGGTGGCAGAAAAAGCATTCTCCACCGTCACGTCTTGCTGCACGGTCTGCCCGGATGGCGTGATCTGAAACAGCGCCCCGACATGCCCGGATCGGAACAGCGGCTTGGATGCCGTCAGCGTGACGTTGCCGGTGATTGCGCTCGAGGCAATCGTTGTCTTCGAGACGTTGACCACCCGGAACGGCCCGTCCTCTGGCTCGTAGCGCACCACCGACCAGGAGCGGGTCGCGCGCCTCTCGATCTTGCGCTGCTGGTATCCATCGGCGGCGACGAAAAAAATATCCCCCGACAGATCTTGGCGGATCTTCCCCAGATCGGCCGTCACCCATGGTGTTTCCACCACCATATCGCCGGCCGCTTCCACAGCGATGGAGTCCACCAGCACGATCCGCAATAGACGGCTCTTGAACTCCAGGAATATCGAGGCGCCGGTCGGCGTCACGGCCAGGCTATGGGTTCCGCGGCCGAGCGTTGTCTCGTTGATTAGATCGTCGTCACCGGAGGTGCTGCCGACACGCAGAATGACCGGGCCGCGCTCAATGATGATGTGCAGGCCGTGCTCGACGTTTTGATCCCCTCCCGCAATGGCGACCGTCTGCCGTCGGATTGCGAAAGCGGTCCCGTTGCCGGTGAGCCCCATGTAGCCGCCGGTCTGCCAGGCGCTCGTGCCGCCGGCCTCGTCCGCGTTCGTCCATCCTGAGAGGTTGGCTCCGAACGTACCATTAGTCACCGCGCTGGCTACGGAGGCGCGCGTTACTACCGCATCGCTCACCCACACCCGTAAGGCAAGGTTGGTCAGCTCGACCTTGGCCTTGTCTGCAATCGAGAACACGAAAGGGAGATAGACAGCTTGTGCGTCGTCCTTGCTGCTCGCCAGGAACTGCATCCCGGGGCGCAGCATCATCGATCCGAGCACCCGCGGGATCCAGTTTGTCATCACCTCGGCGGCCATGCCCAACCGGGCGATGTCGGCGCGGGCTAGGCCTAACCGGGAAACGAGCCCTCTGTTCCAGGCAAGCCGTGCTACCCGACCCGTTGCCATAGGGTCACCCGATCAAGCTGCTGGGATTCCCGCCGTCCCGCCCCGTGTTCGATCCGGCATGACGTGCGCGAGACCAGAACCCACGGAAAGGAAATGTCGTCGGCTGAGCCATCGCAGCCTTGTTCCTGGCAATCAGGAGCGTGTGGTTCACATGCCCCTTATTCTCTCTGCCGGCGGGACCAAGGAGAAACTCCACCCTGGACGCCGCGCTGGGGATCTTGTGAACGACCCGACTGGCGAAGTAGGCTTTGACGTAGTCACTGAAGACCGCCGGCCAACGGGCGAGATCTAGCCCGAAGTTTGCGTCGTCGGAAACATACTTGACGTAGATCTCGTCGCGGTCGGAATACCAGAACCCCGCCTCATCCGTGTACCCGAGAAGCGGCGTGGTGAGATACTCATCTTCGAATACCCCGCTGGTCAACACCCAGTCGCTCGGCTTGTCGAACGCGCGCTTAAACCCCCACGCAGGTTCGATGGCCGGGTTGAAGTCGAGCCGCGTCGAGCGCATGGCGAAGTACCACTGCGCCTGCTCCAGGCAATAGTTGGCGCCCCCGTCGCTCCAGACGCTGTCCAGCAGCCGCCGCGACTCCCGATCCTCGGATAGGCCGGTCGTAAGGTTGAGGCCCAGCTCCCCGAGCAGGAGCAGGGACCCGTTGTATATTTTAAGGCGTGTAGTCGCCATCAGGCCGCTTTCACTGCCGCCCCGCCCACCTGGGCGCGCGCATGCTTATCGAGCCACTGATACGCAACCTCTTTTTCCTGGATATCCTCCTGGAGCACCGCGCCATCGGCTTTTCGCAGCACCGACCACTTCCGCGGACCCCGGTGGATGACGTCATGCTCGCCAAGAAACGCCTTGACCAGTAGATCGCTTTCCGCGCTCTCCTCGCCGGCCAGGGCGGCAAAAGTCAGCTCCTTCACCTTCAGCCAGGTCTTGGCGGAGTCGACCACCAGATAGGTGGCCCGCCAGGTTCCATCATCGGCCAGTGCGCGGATCTCGTCGCCGGGGCTTTTCCCATTGGCGTGGTTTGCCCAGAACGCAGGCACCAGTAGAGCGTCACGGTCGACGCCTACCGGAACGCGCACGTTCCACATCGTGCTCGCCGTTTCGAACAAGCACATCATCTCGAACCCTGGGCCCAGTTGTATGGGGGGTCGGTCTTTGGTTTCTTCCATCGTGTCCTCCTCTCAGGCAAGTGAAGCCGGCGGGGCCTGCGAAGACCCCGCCACCATAGTCTCCAGCAACCGCGTCGCCTACGAGTTGGTCGACGAGATGATGCTGCCGGTTGATGCGATAGCACACCCGGCAGTCGTGACGGCACCGATCACCCCAACGTAGGGGATTTTCGAGGAGCCCGTTGCGCAGGCGCCCATGATCATGTCGCCTTCCTGCATGCCGAGGTAGAAGCCATCGACGAACCAATTCGCAGCGGAGAATTCCGTGCTGGAATCGGTCGAGTTGTATAGCCAGAGATTCTGGCCCCCGACCTCTACCGGCAGGATATTCGTGCTGCGAGCACCCCACATCCCTGAAAACATCGCGCGAGGGGGGTTGGCGTCACTGGATAGTGCTGTCGATCCTTTATATGCCATGTCGTTGTCTCCTGAAAAAGTGACTTGGCCGGAGGCCCCGGCACTGGTGGTCCATGTACGAGGACGTCTACGTCCCCGAAAACAACAGCCTCCGTCCTCGCGTCACCTGTTAACCGTACACAGTTCCGTCGGTCGTCCAGACCACGACACCAGCGTTCTGAAGTAGCAGGGCCTCCATGAAAAGCGTCGTCCGTGCGTAGGTGTAGTCCTGCTCGTCGTTGTACCCGACCGCCGTCATCACCCCACCCGTATTGGCGGCGTGTCCGATTGCCGTCTTGTGGTAGAGGAACGACTTCTCCGAAGCCGTGGCCTTACCCGGGAGGGAGGGATGCTCGATGATCAGCGTGTTGCGCCACCGGTACGCCATCGGCTTGTCCTTCCAGCTCGGGTTCTGATCCGAGCCGACGTAAGGACGCACCTCGACATATTCGGCGTTGGAGAACTCCGGCGCCTGCTCCAGAAAAGCGAGCACCGAAGGCTGGCACAACAGGGTGATGTTGCTGTCCCAGGGCACGCTCGCGTTGGATAGCCTGACGCGCGCGTTCTGGAAGAGGCTGATCGTGGGTGTTGCGCTGGCCGCGCCCACCGTGATCGTGCCCGTATTCAGCTTGACGACGATCTGATCGTCGATCTTCCTGTTCATCACCGCCATGCTGGTCTGCTGCATGATCTGGCGCTGGTTGCCCTGGCTGGCGAAGATGTTGAAGCCCGTCTTCCTGACCAGGTCGTGCCATTCGCCCAGGGTGACCGTGTTCTGCGTCAGGCTGTCACTGCGGGCTGTGATCAGACCGTTGGCACCCCGCGTTACCGCAGTCGCACCCCCGGATCCCGCCACCAGGAAGACTGCCTGGTTGCCCTTGATGACGGCCTCGGTCGTGACCGTTTCACGCAGCAACGTGACGCGCTGCTCGAAGGCAGCGATGAACTCGTCCCGGTACTGTGTTTGATAAGCTGTGTCCACCATGATGGCGTCCCCTTTTCAAAGTCCATGTGACCTTGCTCTGGGGTATCCATCGTGGCTGGGTTCCGGGGTGTCCCTTGACAGGGCGCCGGGGCCAGCGGATGGCGCCGAGCTACGGTGCCTGTTCCGCCCGAGAGCGCGCTTTCGCGGGTATCTCTCGGCTTTCTGTCTTATAGCTCAGCGCTCGCCCTTTTTCAACCCGCCTGCTTGGCTTTCAGCTTGGTTTCGGCGTCGGTCAACTCACGATACCGCTCCTGCAGCTGCGCGGCCTCCTCGCCCTTCCAATACTTACTGTTGTCGTTCTTCATCAGCGTCCGCAGCTCGATCAGCTCGGCTGCCGCCGCCTTGCCGCCATCACCCTGCGCGCCGGGGACCACGGTCGCCATCGGGTTGATGTCGCGCTCGTTCTGGACCAGCCACTTCCAGGCGTCCACATCGGCCCGAATGAGAGTGCCATCTTCCATGTAGCCGTTCATAAACCGGTCGCGGAAGCCTTTCGGCGCCCGCGTCAGATTGGCCTCGGCGATGGACTTATTGACCCGATAGTCCTCGCCCCAGTCTTTCCGCAGCTGATCTTCGGTAGCCGCCTCGGCCTTCTTCTCCGCCTCGGCGACAGCGTCCTGCTGCCGATCCACCTCCGCGTAGAACGTGGTGATGGTCGCGTCCACTTGCGCCTGGCTGGAGTTGGCGTCGTGCATGCTCTTGAGCATGGCCTTGAGGAAGGCGTCGTCGTCGGCCGGCTGATCGCGACCTTCCGGCATGGTGATCGTGTAGTCCTCCGGTGTGGCCGGGATCGCGTTGTCCTTCCGCCACTGCGCCAACTCCTTGTCGGTTGCCTCGTCCGGTAGCTTGGTCCGGATGTCCCCGCTGGTAAGCTTGGCTTCGAGCTCGCGTGCCTTTTTCCAGACCTGCTCCGGCGACTCGTAGCGCTCGAGCTGCTTCAAGTCCTTGTCCAGATCCGTGGATCCGGCGGCCATCTGGTTGCGCCAGCCGTCTCCCCAGGCGAAGGCATCGCCCGTCGATCCGATGTCTCCTGTCGATCCGATATCGCCCGTAGAGCTGATATCTCCTGTCGATGCCGGGGCGCCTGTGGATGCTTCTGTGCTCATGTGCTCCTCCTATTTCAGCATTCCTGCTTTGATGTTCATCATCTTGACGACCTGGGATCCGACGAATCGCTTGCCTTCGGCAAAGTCCGTATCTCGGCGACCGTCTTCTCCAGGCCGATAGCTCAACCCGTAGTAATCACAGCACTCGTACACCAGCCAGGTCATCGCGAGTTTCTGCTGGTGGGCGGTCGCTTGTCCCCGTTGCAGCGCCTCAAAGGCGTTGGCGATCATCGCCTCGGGCGCATTGACTCGCCACGGCGGCGTGACCTTGCTCGAAAAGCCGGCAGTGGGTTGCTCCGCCATCTACGTCCCACCACCCAGCGCCAGGTCCTTGCGCGCAGTGCCCAGATCCTTGACCGCGGCCGCACCTTGTCCGATAGCAGTCAATGCCTCCTGCTGCGCTTGCTTCTCGCGCGCCTCGGCCTCCAGATCGGCGACCTCAGTCTCGCCCCGCATCCAGACCGGCGGGACACGAATACCGTTGGCAACGTCGCGCAGAATGACTTTCGCATCCGGGATCAGCATGGACGACGGATCGAGGGTCACGGCCTCGGCGACAATCTGCTTGAACTCGAGGAATTTGATCCCCTTCTGCTGCTCGATGGCGTCGTGCAAAGGAGATTCGAATTGGAACTCGATGTCCGCGTTGCGTAACGGCTCCGGCAGATCCAGCGGCGAGCCGAAGCCACCATTACGGTACATCACCTCGAAGGTCTCTTCAGTCAGCGCCCCGTTGTATTCCATCTCCATCGGCTCAAACAGCGGCAGCGCACCGCGGATGTATTCCTGCACGATCTGGCCCGCCTGAAACGCGGTCATCTCCGGGTCGGTGCTCGGGTTGAAGGCGCGGAGCTTGTTGAGGAAGAAGCACTGCTGCAGCACGGCACGGCTGTCCTGCAGCATACTCAGGCTGATCGGCAGACCTTTGACGTCGATGTTCATCGCCCGCAGCGCCGATCCAAGACGCTCGTCGTACTCCGCATCGACCCACGTCACGCCGCCGGGGAACTGCTGCATGTCGCTCTTGACCGCATCCTTGGTCGCGATCAGAGGTGGATTCACCGACTTCTCGCCGGCCTCTATGATGGTCAGGGTCATCGCCTGCAGCAGCCGGCCCTCCGGAAGCGCACACACCGTCGCCGGGCTGAATGCATACTGCGATCCGGATAC